CGTCCACCACTACAGGACTGGGATTGAGCACGCCGCCGCTTGCCGACACTAGAAAAGTACCCGCAGGGATAGTCACTTGCACATCATCGCCTTCGCGGGCTGCCCATGCGTCGGCGTTTTCACTGCCTATGTGCACCTGTCCGTTGGTTTTGATATGCACCTGCGCGCCGCCGTCCTTGCCCAACACCATGTTGGACGCATGCGCATCGGCAAGAACATCGGTGAAAGGATAGCACCCGGGAATGGCCACGGCATCCGCAAGATGATGCGTGCGCGGATCCTGTGGCGACACGTCGCCTCCCTTGCTTTTCCACACGTTGAGCTCGCGATCGCAGATCACAAGCAGGACTTGATCCCCGGGCTGCAGGGGGAACGACACGAAAAAACCACCACCGCGCGGAAACACCACCGGAACCGACGGCAGCTCAGGTAATGACAGCAGCTCCTCATTGCCTTCCTGATCGATAATCAAGCTTTTAATCTGTGGCTGCACATTGGCTTTTTGCGAGGCCTCGTCATACGAGACCACAGTCCCGGGCATGGCCACGTGCAGCTGTGCCTTGATACTGTCCAAGGCCGCTTGCAGCACCTCGGCAAGACTGGGTGTGGATCCTTTGTCTGTCACAACGGCACCATCTCCAGGACAGCATACCAGTCGGTGCCGTGCGTGTCACCGGTGTAGCTGACCGTGGACACCATAAACCGACCGTCAATCGATGCCGACACCAACCTGACTTTGCGCCTTGGTTTGAGCCCGGGCTGTATCAGGGACACGGCTCTTACCTTCCCCTCCTCACCCGGTTCCGGCGATCCTATGAGTCCGGAGTCCGGCGCAAGCACCACGGCCTCTGTGCCATAGGGTTGACCCTTTTTGGTCACCTCGAGAGCACCATCCTGCACGCGCCAGTCCAGCCCCCCCGTCTTGCACAGGCTGTCTAGCACATCCTTCGCTTTGCCGAATATGGCATCGCCGTTGGCGTATTCCTCCACCCTGCGCTGAAAATCAGACTGAGACAGATCGGCCAAATTGCCCACATCGACAAGCACCTGCTTGCCGATCTGCTTGATCATGTCGATGATTTTGACTCCCTCTTTAAACGAAAAAGACACTTTTGTCGCGCGCAATGCTCTGCCACCGTCGGCAGATTCCAGACGGGTAATCCAGTCAGGGCCTTCTCTTGCCTGCACCACGCGCTCGATGTCGCCGTAGAAGATCACATCGGTCTGTCCATCGACATAGCCAGCCTCGATCTGCACAGTAAGGTTTTTCTCCTGTGAGAGCCGGGCCCTGCTATCTGGCGACAAATTATATACGGTATACTGCAGCTTATTGGGCGCGCTGTCGCTGGTGTGATCAGCTTTGAACTGCTGGCGCAAATCCGCCACTTCGGTACCGCCCAGGTTGGCCACGCATGTGCGACGGAATAGGGTCACAGCTCATCCTCTTCGTAGTAGAGGGGGACAAAGATCTCTCCTATGTCGTATCGACCGGGCTCGGTATCACCCGCGTTGGTGTTACGAAAGACAATCTCACCAGGAGGCCTTGCACTGTCCGCAATCCTTCTCAGCAATGGCCAATCCGGCACTACACGCAACCCAGAAGCGATCGCGGTACCGTCCTCCTGTGCCACCGACAAGTACCAGGATCCTTCGCGCTCGTTCCAGTCCATGCCCAAGCGGTAGCGCACACCCTCCAATTTGACCTTCACCGTGTAGTGGGGATCGACAGAGTCCAAGGGAAGCACGAGTGCCATATCAGCCTCCCAGCAAATTGCCTATGGATAAGAGCAAAGTCTCATTGGCCTCTGTAGATTCACTAGTCTTTGCCGCTTTTTGACCCTTTGCCTTCCGGTTGGCGCCCCTTGCGGTCTTAGGTGTCGGCGCATCCACGGTGCGCGTGCTGACCACCACTATTTCCTTGAAGGTCAGATGTAGATGCGCTGCCTTGCCTTTGGTGTGATCATGTCCCCTCTCGATGCCGACAAGTTGCATGCTCTCGTAATAGTCGTCTACGGCAAACACCAGCAGGTTGGCCTTGTCTGTCATCCATTGGTGCAGCTTGTCATACGAGTCATAGACATATGTGGATGAACGGGAGGCCAAAGCCAACAGACTTGTCGGAACTCCCGATATGATCCCAACCATATCCAGCTCGCGCGGTTGTGTAGTGACATGATCGGCAATGACGGATCCCTCTTCCACCGGGTGCTGTGTGACATCGGCCGTGCGCCTATTAGTGCTTTCGGCTATCGCATCAAAAGATACGTAATCGTAATCCGGCGCGTTTGTCTGATCGACAAAAAGGTAGCGCACACTGAGACCTTGCAGCAGGTTGCTCATTGTCCGGTTACCTGCGGTGCAAACACACGCATGGCCTCACGCCTTTCGGCGGCGGACACGCTCTCGGCGGCCTTGCGCCCTGTCATGTCTGCCACTTCGGCCGAGCTCGTGCCGGCCGGTGGATTGATAGTTTGTTGGACGGTCACATTGCTCTGCACCGACGGACCCTTTGCGGAGATTGCCGCCTGCCGCTCGGTAGGTGGAGGCACCCCTATACCTGCTTTATATCCCAGACGATTTAAAGCTTCTACTCCAGGTATGCTGTTGATCCAACCAAGGGCTCCCTCTGCGGCTTTTACATGCGCCTCCTCAAATTTACCAGCCAGTTCATCAGCCTCTTTAGCCCCAGGCAACGCTTTGGTTAAGTTCTGCAATTTTTCAAAAGAGAAGGGACCGCGGCCATAGACCAGATCACCTATAGGTCCTGCGAGCTTTTTGGATAACTTATCCAAGCTTTCATTAACCCAGTCTATGGCTTTTGCAATGGCTTGAAAGAAAAGAACCATATATCCATTCTCAGGATCCATAGGCGCTTCGGCAAGCATACTGTACAATTCTTTGAGCCACTCCACCACTTGTCCAGTGACAGACCTCTTGCCCTCAAAGAACCCCACTATGTCCTCGATAGCAAGGAACGCCGCAATGGCCAATGCTGGCCACACACCAAGCAGCATCGACAACAGACCCATGATGCCGGCTACCAGCAGCAACTTGCGCTGGAATGGATCCAGCACACCTAGCAGGCTCTTGAGCCCGTGAAACATGAACTGTGCAAACTCCCCAGCGCGTTGCAGGGCGCGACCTGCAATGGACAAGGCATCCGATATGTTGGAAGCCAGCCATTGCTGATTGACTACCAGCCACTCCTTGATGGCCTCGACCGTGGACAGCATACCCGGTAAGAGCCCCTTGACGATGCTATCACGTACTCCTCCGATGGCTTGCCACATGCGCATCGATTCATCCTTGTAGGAGACAGTCATCCTGATCAAGTCTTCATCGATGACCGCACCTAAAGCGCGCGCCTCCTCTCTCATGGATTGCAAACCTTGCTTACCGTTCTTGAGCATGTTGACAAGGGCAACGCCCTCGGAGTCGAAAAGCTTGAAAGCCAGTCTCAGTCGCTTGTTGGAGTCCCTCACATTGCCCATGGCTCCGGCCACATCCATGAACAAGTCTTCGGTGCTGCGCAAGCTACCATCACTATTGCGCAGCTGTATGCCCAGTTCTCTCAACGCGTCCTTGGCTTCCCCTTTCCCTTCCGCCGCCTCGGCGGCACGACGCGCCATGCGCTGCAGACCCATATTGAACGACTGCACAGCGACACCCGATAGATTCGCCGCATGATGAAATTCTTGCAAAGCATCGGTCGACACTCCGAGTTTGCTTGATGTCTTGTCTATGGCATGTCCGGTGTCGACTACCGCCTGTGTCATTCGGTAAAAACCATACACACCCGCGCCACCAAGAGCCATACGGCTAAGCGTCAACAAGCCTCCACGCATTTTGTCGACAGCTCTGTTAGCCTTGGACCAGGATTTCTTGTCCAGCTTGAAACCGAACAGCGATATGACTTCTCTGAGGGGTTGGTCCGGCATCAGTCGATACCCTCCTGCGCCTGACGCTGATCAAGCAGCCAATGCGCCGTATGCAGATCCACCAGGCTCCAATGGCTCTCTATCTCGCGCAGGGTGGCCATGCCTGCGTCCACTATGCGCCATTTGTGCCACTGCACGGCGGCGGGGATCTCGATCAGCCCTCTGGCTCCTGGCCGGACTGGCGCATTTCCGAGCCAGCGATAGCCTCGAAGGCACCGGAAAAATCCCGATATTGCACCTGCAGCGCAAACCACAACCACTTGGCCAGCAAGCAGAGCTCCCCCCGGAAATGCGCTGCATAACTTTTGGTAAGAGGTTTGTTATCGACATCAGACACCTCTACCAATCTTCTCACAATATTATGGATGGTGTCTTTGTGCAGCTTGCCTACCAGCACCCTGAGGAGCAAGGCCACAGCCCTACCCGACTCCTCATCCTCGGCCTCATCCTCCCTGAAACCGGTGACAATGTCCGACGCACTGCCCGCAGCAAGCAGCTCGGCCACGGGCTCCCCTAGCATTCCAACAAGATCGACAAGCACATCGATTGCCGTGTCGACTGTGAGCATGCGCACGGTATAAGTGTGCTCGCCTATCTTTTTGCTTTCTGAGTCTCTCATGTCGCCTCGTTGCCATGGCCAATGAGTCCGTCAAGATCTTCGACACGGAACACCCATGCCCGTGTTGTCGCCGCTTTATTGAATTCCACATCAGGGCGCTTCTCAATCCAGGCCGATGTCCCTGCCAACAGAGTAGTGCCGTTAGTGTCGCGCACCATCATTGGATGGACACCTGCCCCGGTTAATCTATCCACAGCGGCTATGGCACTCAACTCGGTGTTCTTCTCGGACGACTGCGAAAACGTCACGGTCACCATCGCATCGTTAGCATTGTTCTTGCTACGCGTACCCCCGCCGTCGGCGTTCCTGGAGTACTCCCAAAGATTCTCCTGCCATTCGATACGGATACCTCCTTCTTCCCCATAACCACCCATTTCCACAGGCCCGAATATAGCCTGCACCTCAGCCAGATTGTAGTTGCGAACTGCCACCGGAGCACCTCCTTAGTACGAGAGTGATCCCGCAATCACCATGCTATGCACGGCACCGGCATACTGCCCGAAAAAGGACACGTCGTTGAGTACGCGCGCAATCTTGTCCGCATCTGAAACACCACTGATCACAGGCATGATCACGCCTGTGGATCCAGCCACAAGCACATTGCGCTTTTCGGCGAGCTGCAGACTGCCCTGCATGGCCGTCTGGATAATACCGAGCCCGCCAGTAGTGTAAGGAACCTTACGTGTACCGACAACTACTGCAAAAAGATCTGCTTGCATTGTGCTGATCAGCCACCCATTGCCGCGCACCACATCAATCCATTCGCCGCTGGCCGTCTTACCTTCCCAGGTGACATTGACCCCGCCCATGACCACGTAGTAATTGCCGTATTTGCCATGCACATTGCTTTTCTCTGTGGTCGTCATGGACACGGCGGATACACCTGAAATCGTCTTGAGTGCCCAGCTCTGTCCGCCAGGGTTGTACGGAAAAGACTCAGCCATTGCACCGGCACCCAAATACTGGCTGGGATCATCCGAATACCAGATGGCGGTCTGCACATGGGACAGCACCTTTTCGGTACTCATGATGTCCGTGCTGCCGCTGCCCAGACAGTCTGTGTCCCCGGTGGTGGGGCAGAACAGCTTTTTGTTGGTCTCGGCCCAGGCAGCCACGGCCGTGATTGCCGCCGCATCGTGCGCCTCGATGGCCAACCCATAGAAGTCGTTGTCCTCGAGAACGATTGCCGCAAGATCCGTGGCATAACCAGGATCCGTAGTCTCATCGTCACGCTCCCATTGGCGCGTGCCTGCGTCGCAGGAAAGCTTGATTTGGTGGTAGGTGCCGGCGGCATCCGCATCCAGCTGTATGTACGTCGAATTGTCGGTGGCCGTGACAGCCACGCTGCCGGCGTTGATTACCGTCTCGAGTCCTGCTGTGATCTCGGCCTCGGTCGCGGTGGCATCCGCTTCGTACTCGAATTCGGTGCCATCGATCTCCACCGTATACGTGGCATTGTTGACGGCCGTAGGCGTGCACTTGATGCTCTGCGCAACAGGCGTCTCCTCCAGACGCCCAATCTTGAGCGTCGGCGGCCGCGGGTTCTGACTGGCGACAGCCACTGCCATCAGATAGGCGGAGTCCGTCGTCGCAAAACCATCCGTCACCATATCAGTAAGCACTGTAGCCATGCTGTACTCGCGCACGCGCTCCGGCCAATTGGTGTGATAGGCCAACAGCATGATGGTGCCGAACCCTGCACGCGTTACTGATGCGCCCTGCACCGTGATTGTGACATTGATCAAAGAGTCAAGCGACATGTCAGCCTCCAAACGGCTCGTCGTCTATGTCCAGATCGCCGGTGCCGGATTGACCCGACATGTCCGACGACACATACAAGGTGCCTATGCTCGTCGCATACTCTGCCGGATCAGCCACGAAAGCGAGCCCGCAGCGCATGTCGAAAATTGCACGATCCACAAAAGAACCCTCCGCCAACGGGGGCAGACTCCTCACAGGCATTGCATCACGCACGCTCAATCCGGCGCTATTCAATGTGCTGATGGTGTCCCTGAGACCAAGGGATGCATGCGCAATGGACAACAACGCCACAGCATTGCTATCGAAATCGATCTCGCTGTCCCCGTCATGCGACACAAACGCTTGGCATGATATGGTCATCTCATGATCGGTGACGGCCTTCTCGTAGACACCCGTCCCGGGAGCATCCTCGGACACTCGCCGCAAATCGGTTCCTCCTACCTGCACAGGACCCGCTGTCACCCCGAGCGTGGCATAGGGATAGCTGCCCCTCGGGTGATCCTGGTTCTCCCACCATACCGGTATGTCCAGCTGCCCGTGCAGCCATGTGTACAAGGCGTCAAATGCCGTGGTCCAATCGAATGGGACAAGGCCTGCCATCAACGTTCAACCTTGGTCGCCCAATAGCGGTAGTGTGATCCGTCGCCTGCCCAATAGGCTTCGGCATCCACCTCGAACAACACGCCATTGCGTACAAATCTGTCACCGATTGTGCCGGCCTCCGGCGATCCTATGCGCAAGGCCGTGATGCTATAGATCTTGACCTTCTCTTTCGTGCGCGATCCTTCCGGTAGAAGCATTCTCTCCCTGGACGACAATGGCTGCACGACCACGCGCGCTGTAAAAGTGGAGATCGTCCCAGGCACCACGCGCCCATATGATGACGAAGGGGTACCAGCCCTTGTGAACTCGATAGCCTGGGCCTCAGCGAGTATCACCTCATTTAGCACCGCGCACCTCGTGTACGATCGAATTGGCCATCAGACCGAGATCCATCAAGGGAGTGTCGCCGCTCTTGCCGTGCTTGAAACGCCTCGCCCGAGCCTTCTTTGTGGCTTCTGTCAATGGTGGATCAATGTGCTTTTGTATACGACCCTTCATGCCGGAGGCTATGAGCGCGCCCAATTGACCAAGCGCCTGTCTCTCGGTGATTATGCCTTTTACCACTTGCTTGGCCAGGCGCAGTTTCCATCTTAGGACGAGCTGCCTATTCTCGTCCACCCACGCACGGTTCCAGCTGCGCGCCGGAATGCTGCCGTCCTCGCGCCCAAACTCATGCACGCCGGCGAGCTTCACGTTAGTCAACGGCTCTTTTTTACCTTCCTCCTTGGGTCTTTTCTCACTGCTCTCCAACACACCCACGGCTACGGTGTAGCCCTTGAAGCCCTTGACGATTTTCGCAAGCGCCTTGTAGCCATGATCCTTGTCAATTATTCCGGCCGCCATCACACCCGCCTATCTGGAAACACCGATCCGCGCAAGGAGAGATACATTTGACCCCACACTGTGGACATCAGCACGGCGTCCCTGGCTGCCACAGAGCCTACAGCAAATGTCGTAGAGACATCCCCCACCTTGCGTCGCACAATAGGCCCCGTGCCTGATGATGCTCCCGCACCGGCCCTCTCTGCCAATGTGACGTAATGCGCGGCAAGATATTGCGTGGCGCTGTCCGCCTTGTCGCCATACGCTGCGGTGTTGATGCTTAAACGTGCCTTGGCGATCCAAGATTCTACGACGACATCCGACACTGAAGCCAGTTCCGTGGCCATGCCCTTGATGTCTGCAGCGGACACAGCCATGATCGACCTCAGCTCTCCTCAGATCCGCGACGCCCTTCGTTCAGGACAGAGATCTGCCTGTCAATTGCCTTGGCGACCTTGGCGCGTCTTTCTGACTCCCGCCATTCCTCGAGTTGTTTGATATCAAGCGTGCCTTTGACAAGCTCAAGGGCTTTGAGAGGAGCCATGCCGGCAAGACCCTTGCCGTTGTCCGTCTTTCCGCGCTCGATCAGCGTCTTGCCCAGGCGCCTTTTCACAAAGCCCGTCTTGAGCGCATGTTCCCAATGCTCCTCCTGCACGGCATTGATACCCGGTTTGAGCTGCAGGAAACCCAGCTCCTTCGGTATGGCCGGACCTAGGACACGCGCTTCCTTGTTTTCCACCAAAATCATGCAGACCTCTCAGATGTCGTCCATGTACAAGCACGACAACGGATAGTAGAAGATCACACCACCGTGCCGCATATGGCATGGGGTCTTGTACGAAAGGTTTTCCTGTTGAACAGCCAGCATCTCAAACTCCTGCGGGAGCTCGAGGGTGACCTTTTCCGGACTGCGTTTGTATGTCACCATGCGCGGCCCGGTGCCGGCATCGTCGGCGGTCTTTAGCCGATTCCAGCTGCCGACCGTCTTGATCCATGGACTGGTCGACAGATGGAACTTCAAGATCGTGTTGCTCGGATTGCTGTCGCTGTCGGACATCGGCTTGGTGGAGATGTGCCCGTATTCGAGCGTCGGCAGGAGCTGCGTGTCGGGCTCCTCGACCTCCTTGGTGAGATCGATAATGTAGTTGGCCGCATACGACAAGTCGTACAGAATCTGCGCGGCCGTTTTGCTGTCGGCAATCCACCGTGTACCTGCACCGGGATCATCGGCACTGATAAGCGTCACGTTGGCGTTGTTCAAAAACCCACCCAAACCGGCATCGGAATCGCCTTCGGCCCCGATACGTTCAGTGGTGACGGCCATGCCCCTTACAGCCGCCATCTGCTCGCGATAATCCAAACGTTTGCCGGTGGCCTGCGAGGCCCGAATGTCCATCAGTGAATAAATGAAGGCAATGCCAAGCGATCGCACAGGGCTGCTGTATTCACGCGCCTTGATGTTGGCAACAGGCAGATCATCCGCATAGTTACTGATAATCTTTGCCACCCCTGTCTGATCATATTGCCGATAGGTGATCGTCTGGGCATACGATCCTGCTTCATTGCTGACAGGTACGATGCTGCGGATCTTCAAGACCTCTCGCAGGATGTCATAGGTCTTTGCCTTGATGTGCTCGAGCTCGCGGGCGAAGAAGATCTGCTCATTGGCGTCCAGATTTGTCAGGTGTCCCAGGTGCATTTCTGCGGCTCCTTTTCAAGCACTCCAGGCACCCGTCCCCGTGGGCACCGAAAAATACGCTCAGGCCAACCGGGCCATCACAGTGACATCGCCGGCCGAGATGCCGACGGCGTCGTTGTTCTTTGTCAAGACTAGGGTCAAAGCGTCCCCTGGATTCAGGACACGATTCGCCAACGTGGACGACAGGTTCATGCTCGTCGGCGTGCCCTGCGTGATGGCTCCGTCCACAGCCGTGTCGCTGTCCCAATTGGCGATGCTTGTCGCACCGTTCTTGAGCGCGATCGTCCAATGATCCGTCGAATCGCCCACGGTGATGCCGCAGGAGATCTGCACGCCATCGATGATCATATGTCTGCCCGCCGGCGCGGCACCCAGGTTGATTGTGGTGGTTTCCACCAACGCATCCCCGCCGGCAAGCTCCACCTGGATCATGCCCTGCGTAATGTCCGCGGCCGCGTTGTTCTTGGTGAACACCGCGGTCAATGCTGCACCATCCGCAACCACGGCTTCTGAAACCAGATTGAGATCGGTGTAGGTGCCTTGCGTGATGGCTCCGTCCACAGCCGTGTCGCTGTCCCAATTGGCGATCTCGGTAGATCCTTGCTTGACGGAAATAGTCCAATGATCGGTCGAGTCACCTACGGTGATGCCGCAAGAGAGCTTGACCGCCACGACCTTGGCTACTTCGCCCTCCTTGCCGGCGCCGATATTGATCGTGGTCGTCTTGACCATGCCATTGACATCCAAGTGCATGGTCACGGTGCCGGCGGCGCTAAACGCGGCGGCGCTGTTGTTCTTCGTGAACACCACGGTGATGTCATCATTTGCCGTGATGTCGTTGCCGGTCAGGTTCATTGCCGACGGCGTCCCCTTGGCCAAGGCGCCGTCCACACCGGTGTCAGTGTCCCATGTGGCCAAGGATGTCGAACCGCTTAAGGCCTCGATCGTCCAGTGATCAGTCGAGTCCCCTGCGGCCACGGTGGCGTCCAAATAGACAGCCACGAGCTTGGCCGCCACCGCTGGACCAACACCCATCTCCACGGTTGTGGTGGAACTGATGGTACTCACCTGACCAATATATTCGACACGATCCGGCTCGCCGACCGGCGCCGAGACAAGCACGTTGTCCCCCTCACCGATGCGCTCCACCCGCGTGTCCAGATCGAATCCGCCAAATCCCGGCATGATGTGCAACTGAGCGAGACTTCCCTTGGCCGCAGCGCTGCGGAATTTGGCACCCTTGACGTGCCGCCGCGTGCCACTGTCGTCATCGTTTCCCCAGCCCCCCTTGGTGGTCTGGGTCGGATCTGCCACGCCGTCATCGATGCGTACATAGGCATCATCTCCGTCGGCCACGGCAGTCTCTGCGGTCACAAGGATATGGCCCTCCTCCAAGATACTTCCGGCATTGTCGGCAGGGATATTCTCCACAGTGTCAGACGCATTGTTGTAGCAATAGTCGTGCAGAGTCACGCCCCGCAGATCATCTGCCGCGCTGCTGGTCTCGTCAAACAAGCCTGTCCTGCCGGCAGCTACCGCGCTGCCACGCTTGACGCCCAAACCGAAACCGATGCCGGATGCGTTTTCGTTGATGTAGGATCCCACACGGCGCGGCCCGGTATCGGCCAGCTGACCATTGATCCCAATCCCCTGTTCGTCATAGCTCGTTTGCGACACTGTCGATCTCCATGCGGCTCCGGGCCGCCAAAAAGTCAATACCTATGGCCGCCCTGCGACCTTGTCAGCTGCCTGTGTTATGCAGCGGCCTTTGCCAAGCCTCCTGCGTGTCCTTGCGGTATGCCTCCTCGGCATCCTTCGATTCGCTATCACCACGTGCCTTCGGATTGGCTGCGGCATCCTCCACCTTGTGCCTGCTCCTCTTGGCATCACTGTCCTGCCTGTCGGCCAATGACACCAGAGCAGCCTCGCAGTAGGTGG